CTCTCTACTATATCTCTATCACATACTCTCATTGGCTTTGCCATAATTCTATCTCCATTAAGTTAAATTAAGTGGGTACTTTAAAGTGATACCCAGCACTTTACAATTATTGGTTATAGTGGTTTAAAGTCCCATCAAAACCCCCACGCAATGTGGAAAAATAAGACTGTGTTCTATCTTTGGAACAAAGAAACACTATAGAATAAAGTCTCTTTTACTCTAACAGTAAACCTATGCCAAGCACTATTTACATATCTTTCATAATCATCTACAACTTGCATTGTATCTTCGACATCAAAGTTATCTGCAACCTCTAAGACTTGCATACCTTTGTTGCTCTCTCCAAGTCTAACCTTTCTTTTAAACCACAATGGAAAGATAGCATCATCAAGTTGTTGATAAGCTGATACCTTAGCTTTATGAAATCCAAAGAACGTATTGCCTTGAGTTCTCTCAGTTCTTTCCTTGATAGACCTTACTCTTAGAACATTTATACCTTGTTCTGTCGAATGTAACCATAGTCTTTGAACACTATGTGGTGCTGTATCAATTCTTTTTGTAGTTTTACTACCTCTTATTGTGTAAGTTGTCTTACTCATATTCGTCTCCATTTTATTATTATTAATATTAGGTGGGTAGTTTTGATAAGTGATACCCACACTCTTTCAGGCTGTTGCTCGGTTTATAATTGTATAGTTTATCCTGATTGCACAGTTTACTTTACGATTTAACAGTAATCCCTAGAGACCAAGTGATATTATTTTGTGTGCTTTAGTTGTAGCACCTCTGTTACTTGGTGTCCTTTCCTTTAATTTTAAGCGTACTTTACTTTACCTGCTTCCTTTTCATTAAGGAATAAAGTTATTTTACTTTCGACTGTAATCATGTCACCTGTTTCGGTGTTAAATTCCTCGTTATGAAAGATTACATCTCTAACATAAAAGTCAGCTACCAGTCTTGTTTTACTCATCTCAATCTTTTTTACTTTGTGTAAATTAATATCCATATTTAATCCTATTGTTTTAGCCTTATTAAGCTAGTTAGTTGATTGCCCCAACACAATAACAAATCCGAATCGGTTTGTCAAGAGGAATAGGGCGTATAAATTTAATGTATGACTTTTAAATCGGGTTTATGATTAAAAGGATTCTCTAAAATCTCTAAAGATACATCAGCCTGAGCCACTACACTTGTAAATTCTATTACTAAGTTTATTAAATCTTTCTTAGTTAATCCATGATGTAGTAACTCATCAAAAGTTTCATAACCTTCTTCGTCTACCATAGTTTCACACGCTTCTATAAATTTAAAATATTCTACTACTGTCATAATTTACCCCTATATTTTTACTATGTTCCAAACAGTTCCCTGTTCCATAGATGTCTTGTTTAAAAAATCAAAGGTAGAGAAAACCTTTACCCAACCTCGTCTGCCTTGATACATCATAGACCTATCCTCTCTGAGATTAAAGGCTTCACGAAACCTGTAACCCTCTGATTTAAGGTGTCTTTTAGCCTTCTCCAAGCTATTAAACTTAACATAAGTTATCGTTTTAGCGTCTGCAATTGTTTGCATATTTTGTAATCCATTAGGATTTTCACATTTTCTTTTCATAGTTATACCTCCATGAAGTTAAATTTATCATCATCAATCAAATCATTTGCATCTAAGTCTATGCAAAATTCCATAGTATCTAAATAATCTCTTTCTTCGAGAGCTTCATCAGAACAATCCATAAGCTCTAAGCCTTCTTGATTTTCGTCAATACGAACCTCAAGGCTCTCAAAGTCTGAGTAATATAGTTCTTCGTCGTTTTGTTGTTTGGCTTTAGCCATAATATTTCCTTGCTATTTAAAGCAGTAGTTAAAAAAATCAGTGCCACAGTTGACATTGCCCAATCAGATTAGCAAATCCAAATCGGTCTGTCAACTGAAACACGTCACATAAATGTAAATGTAAACAGTTTATATTAAATTCCATGCAATAATATAAACAAGTAAAGCTAAAGGTTTTAAAATAAACCAACTAAATATTTCTAAATTACTCATAATATTTTCTCCCCATCCCAAACTTTATAGGTATCATTTTCTTTTTCACACTCTGTACAGACAATAAACTTATCTATGTAGCCTGTTTCAGGACATTGAGTTTCAAATTTACTATAGATTTTAGTTTGTTCTATGCAAATATCACATATATAATAATCCATAATATCTCCCTACCAAGCCAAACGGCTTGGGTTATAGTTAAAGTCTTGAGGGTTACTAGTAAATCCATAAGCTTTCCACCATCCTTTTGCCTTATGATAAGTACCTGTTTCGTTATAACCTTTGGTAGAAGCCTCGGTCATAGCAGTTTTTCTCCACTCAAGGAAGGCTAAATCTCTGAATTTATGTAAAGGAAGCCTTGCTTTGTGGTTATTTGATTTCATGGTTACCCATTTTCTGCCTACTTTTACTTCATAGAGTCTCGTCCCATACTTGCCAAAGAATAAAGTTTGGTAGTGGTCTGACATCTGAGGATTTGTTAGCCTTTCCATACGCTTTTCTGATACATTTTCGATTAGATTTTCCATACATTTTCCTGAACTCAAAAGTTCGGTTTGCAAAACAGCTTGATTGCCGATTTGCCCCAACAAGTTTAAGGATTGATTTTTGATTTGTCAAGTGAAACACACAGGTAAACCATAAACGTAAACAGTTTACACACACGCCTGTAAATAAACTTTACATGATGTTTATACATAAACTTTACACGCCTACATGCGTAAATATTTTGCCGACCCATTAAAACCTCAGATATAAACTTTTCAGGCGTATGTGTGGATTATACGTAATCATGATGCGTGTAAATTCTTACGCAGGGAAATCAAAGTCTTAAACGACTTTGTAGATTTTAGGGGTGCTGGTGCTGATTTTTGACAGGGATTTGAGAGATTTTACTTTCTTCATGCGTGTTAACGCACATAAGAAAGGTGTTGACAATTTTCAGAGGGTATGAGTACAATGTTTCGGCAATTCAATACCGAGTTGCTTAATAGACTCTAGAGTCTAGGAAAATATTATGGCAAAATCAAATGCTAAAACTGTTGCGAATACTGAAACTACTACAAATAAATTTGTAGTGAAAGACCCTAAAGCTAAAGCTTCTTACCCTATGGTCAGAATGTTAGCTTCGTACTTTAGCAAAGCTAAGGGTTGTCCGAAGGACATCAAATGGGGAACGGTTCATGGTCATTACGTTCAGAGACTGAACTGTACGACTAATCCCTTGCTTCAAGGGGAAGTGGATACTCTTAAAGGACTTAAAGGTTTACCTTTAACTACCCTAAAGGCTATTCGTTCTTACAAGAAGCTTGTAAGCTAAGTAGCATAGCTACTTACTAAAGCCCTTCGGGGCTTTTTTTTGGTCTGTAATTCCCTAAAGTCTTTAAAAGACTTCAACACATGTAAAGACTTTTAAAGTCTTACTCCCCTATTTCCCTGCCCAAATCATAGATTTGTCCTACGGAAACACCCAAGCTTGTTAACGCACGGATGGACTCCTAAGAGTCTTTACAGGTATGTGTTTACATGTAGGCGTAGTGAGTCTAAGCTTTGCTTAAAAATGCTGTGAGAGGCTTTAGAATGCTGTATAAACTGGTAAACTCTGCAGAGTTTGTAGAGTTATAAAACACACACCTATTTTCTCTGAAAATCTTGGTAACTTCATAGCTTGGTAAACTCTTTGAGTTTAGTCTCGGTAAATTTTGGTAAGTTCTTAAGAGTTTTCAAGTCGTTTAAGACTTGAAGTAGGGAACAACATCTCAAACCTATTAAACTCTTAAGAGTTTAGGGGGAGGGCAAGACCACCACCCCCCCACCCGTATATATATACTAAATCATCTACATTTTCAGGAAAAACGAGTGTATACCAGAAAGGTTTGTTCGGGCTCAAAAAGGTTTGTTCGGGCTTAATAGGTCTTGATATGTTTTGGAAAGTATTGGAGGAGGATAGGTATTCAACCCCGGCACACTTAATGTTATTATAGACAGTATTTCATGTTTTGTCAAGGGTATTGGAATATATTTTATAAGGGGTTGACAAAGTCTATATAAAACTCTATAATAGTTACATGTCATCATTAGCTACAAAAAGAAAACTAACAGAAAAACAAGAGAACTTCCTTAATAATCTTATAGAAACTAAGGGAAACCTCAAACTGTCAGCCGAACTTGCAGGTTATTCGGGCAATCACTATCAGGTTATACAATCCCTTAAACATGAAATAGTAGATTTAGCCTCAGATGTACTTGCAAGGGAAGCCCCTACAGCTGCCTTTAAACTAGTGGAGGTTTTACAGAGCAACAAGCCTATACCTCAAGCTAACATAAAGCTACAAGCAGCACAGACTATACTTGATAGAGTTGGTCTAGGTAAGAAAGAAAGATTAGAAGTAAATCACAATGTAACCGGTGGTATTTTTATACTACCCGAAAAGCAAATAATAGATGTAGAAACTATTGATGCTGAATATGAGGACTAAAGATGACTGTTGAATATAGAGGAGAAACCTTTTCAGGGTATAATAAACCTAAGAGGACTCCAAAACATCCTACCAAGTCTCACGTAGTGTTAGCAAAAGAAGGCAGCACTATTAAGATGATTAGGTTTGGAGAACAAGGAGCTTCTACTGCAGGGAAACCTAAAGCAGGAGAATCAGATAAGATGAAAGCTAAACGTAAGTCTTTTAAAGCTAGACACGGCAAGAACATTTCTAAAGGAAAAATGTCTGCAGCTTACTGGGCTGACAAGGTTAAGTGGTAAAGTGGGAAAACAAATAGGCAGTGACGAAAAACCTATGACATTCAAGTCACCTATATATAAGAAGACTGATGGTGGTAAGGGTGCAAACCCTAGACCCGGTGTTTATACAAAACAATATAGAGATAACTGGGATGTAATTTTTGGTAAGAAAAATGGCAACAAAGAAGAAGAAAAGTAAATCAACCGTAAACAGTGCTGGTAATTATACCAAGCCATCTTTGCGTAAGAGACTTTTCGAGCTAGTCAAACGGGGTACCTCTGGAGGTAAAGCCGGTCAATGGTCTGCTCGGAAAGCCCAGCTCCTAGCAAAGAAATATAAAGCTGCTGGAGGTGGCTATAAATGATAAAAGAATACATGGATAAAATAAAGAAGTGTTACTCAAAGATATTTAAAAAAGCTTTAACACCGGAGAAAAAAAAGAATGCCAAAAGCAAAAAGTCAATTAAGTCTTGATAAATGGACAGGAGAAAAGTGGGGAACTAAAAGTGGTAAGAAGTCTGCTAAGACAGGCGAAAGATATTTACCAAAGAATGCCCGTAATGCACTTTCTTCAAAAGAATACGCAGCAACAACTGCTAAAAAAAGAAAAGACACTGCAAAAGGTAAACAACACTCTGCACAGCCTAAGAAAATAGCTAAGAAGACTGCAAAGTATAGATAGTGAAAGAAGGCTATATAAAAAAGAAAAGTGCTACAATTCCGTTTGGCTACAAGTTAAGCGAAATAGAAGGGTACTTAGCTCCTATACAGTCTGAGTTAGATGTTTTACATGCGTATATAAAATCAGTAGAACAAGAAGAGTACTCTTTAAGAAAAGCAGCAGAGCTTATAAGTGAAGAGACAGGAAGAAAGCTAAGTCACGCAGGGCTTTCTAAAATTATAAAGAAGCAACCAGCTTCATCAAACAAATATCAGTATTCACCTGAACAAAAAAGAAAACAACAACTAGCTAGAGATAAAAAAGAATTAGCTAAAGTTAAAAAGAAAGTAGCTTATAAAGAAAATAAGATAGCAATAGAACATGAGGTTCTCAAAAAAGCTACAGAAAAAACTACATCTAAGATTGTAACAGACACAGAACTAGAACAACTATCTCCTTCCATGCTAGAGATATTAAAAGAATCAAAAGTAATCTTTCATCCTAACGATGGACCACAGACAGACTTTCTTGCTGCTGGTGAGAAAGATGTACTCTACGGTGGAGCTGCTGGTGGAGGAAAGTCCTACGCCATGTTGGTTGACCCATTAAGATATGCACACAAGAAAGCACATAGAGCTCTAATCCTTAGACGTTCTATGCCTGAACTAAGAGAGATGATTGATAAGTCTCGTGAATTATATCCTCAAGCATTTCCCGGTGCTAAGTTTAAAGAAGTTGAAAAGCTTTGGAACTTTCCTAGTGGAGCTCAAGTACACTTTGGTTTCTTAGAAAGAGATGCAGATGTATATAGGTATCAGGGACAAGCATACAGTTGGATAGGGTTTGACGAAATAACCCATCTACCTACAGAGTTCTCGTGGAACTACCTTGCTTCTCGTTTAAGAACAACCGACCCAGAAATACAAACATACTTACGCTGTACTGCT